TTATTAGCAAACTCTGTAAATCTTTTTATTACAGCATCAACTTTATTGTGAGCTTTAAAATTAAATTCTTCTTCGTCAATTTCTGAATTAGCATCTTCAAACAAATCAAAACCATAGTAAGTTATACTGTCTTGAGTTTCAAAAGCAGCTAATGCCATTTCAATAGCACGACCTCCATTCCAAGTTCCTACTTCTAATATACTTTTAGGTTTGTAATGTCTAATTAAATCAGCTAACTGTTCATATCTATTTGGTTTAATATCTGGAGATACTGTGTCAGGTAAATCAAATAATCTTTTACCATCTTTATCTCTTATAGATGAAAGCTTCGTAGGATTTACTTTACCTGCAAAATGTGTAAAGTATGATTTAACAAAGTCTAATTTTAATATTTTGAGTCCATGTGTAGCATACAAATTTATTAATCTTTGTAAAACAAATGAATCATGCCATTCTCTGTATTGTAATACTTCTCCTGAAGTAAAAGCACTAACTAAATCTTTAAGTAAATCTTTTGTAGCTTGATGATTTAAATTAAAAGCCATAAAAAATGGATGGTCATCTAAGAAAGCTAAGTGAGCTTTATCATTTAAGTTAGCTAAGATATCTTCTTTAGTTAATCTTTTTCTAAGATAGGTATCAGCATCTAACCAAATTAACCAACCCTTATTAACTTTATTTAATTGTTCTTGTAAAGCAAATATTTTATTTGACCATTTTAAAACATCTAAGCTAGGATTATAAGCTATCTTTTTATCTTCCGTACCATCATGTTTTTTGAAATCTTCAAAGAACTTTTTTCTACTCTCTAAGTTATTCATATCAACATACGTATACTTTGGTATAGAATAACTTGTTAAACTACAATCATGATGATATGCCGTAATATTAATAGAACTATCTAAATTTTCTGATAAAGAATTTAACATTAAATGTCCAGAATCCTTTAAAATATCTTCGTTAAAAGATGTAAACAAATTAATTTCTGTCATCTTATTTCTCTTTTATAGTGTCTAACATAGCTAATCCATCCACAGCATCAGCAGCTTTGGATACTAAGTCCACAACATCTTTAATCATATCAGGATGCTCTGGAATACTTGTAGGATTTGCAAGTAAAATTTGTAAATTTGTAACAGCTTTATCTCTTTCAGATTCAAAATGTTTATAAGCTGTATCTAATATTGTATTACTAATCTTCGACATGTTTTCCTCCTGTCATATTTATCCATTCTCTGTCGTTATGCCACTCAATAATATACGGTGAATCATCACTTCGAGAAGGATTCCAATTAGGAAACCAAGGACCTCCAGTAGTGAAGTGAACATTTTTTGGTTTTGGTTTTATAGGAGAATGTCCATCTAACCAATTCCATTCTTCAGGAATTTTTCCTATGTCAACTTCTTTATCTGGTAACCATTCAAATCCATGTAACCATCTACCTGATTTTGTATTCACAGCTTCAACTGTTAAAGGTTTATTTAAAGGATGAGCACAATTAAACATCATTAAACTTGACCAATTTTTTCTACGATATGGTTCTTGAAGTTGATTGTCCATTTTAATAGTAGCTTTAGGTTCATACTTGTGATGAACACACCACAACGGATAGTAAGGGTCACTACATATATCAAATAACTCTTTAATATCAGCTCTGATATACATGTCAGCATCCATATACAAAGCCATACCTTCATACATATTTAAATGAGGTACTAAAAATCTAGTAAAACTAAAGTCTGTTGAGAAAGGTCTTTTATCAATATCATCATATCTTTGACCATCTTCATTAATAGAAAACTTTCTATTGTATAATCCCATTCTTTCAACTGTGCTAAGTTTTATAGGTTTAATTTGAACAGGGACTGATGATATTCTTTCTATTGAAAACTTTAAAACTTCATAAGCAGCTTTATCTTTTTCATCATATCCTATGTAAACATTATATATTTTATTATCTTTCATATATCTCCTTAAAATTAAGGGGAGATTTTTACGTCTCCCCTGAAAGGTTATTTAATTTGAATCTGTTTCGGCTTTTGTTCTTCTGGTATAATTTGTTTTAGTTCAACACTAAGTAAACCATTCTTAAATGTTACGTCCTCTACGTGTAACGAATCGGCTAAAACAAAGTTTCTTTGAAATGTACGATGAGCTATTCCCTTATGTAAAACTTTTACAGGGTAATCTAAAGAATACCGAGACTGAATGTTCTCCTTCTTTAAATAATCACAGCTACATTCAATCTTTAAATGATTATCTTTTAACTCTACATTCAATTCTTTTTTATCAAATCCTGCTAATGCAAACTCAAGGATGTAAGTGTCTTCTCCAATTTTAATTATATTATGAGGAGGATAGCTTATATCCAAAGGTTTAGCTTCCGATGCAAAGTTAAACAAGTTATCAAAACCAATAGCTTGTTTTACAAAGTCATCAAAATCTCGTCCAAAATTATTATTTAATACCATATTATTTTCTCCTTATATTAAGCAAGTATAAAATAAGAGCCCACCATTGGCACTCTATTTTATAATTATAGCAAACTTAAATAATTAAATCAACACTTTTATTATTAATATTACACAAATTATTATAACAATATAATCTAACATTATAATAACCCAAAAGTATTTAGTATAGCCATAATAAATACGAATAATATCCATAAAAAAATACATGTGGCTATACCATATACTATAAAATATCCTAACCAAACCATTATATATCCACCAATTCGCACGAACCACTTTTGCATGCTAACTCCTGTGAACCTCTTGTATTATCTTCTGTTTCATATTCTTGTAACTTACTCCAATCAATATTCTTTGGCATCTTAGACTGTAACTCATTGTACTGCACTTCATCTATATCTTGATAAGGTGCTTGCTGATATGTGTGGTCTGAAAAAGGTAAGAATGATATACCAGATAGTGTATCAAAATTATCCCAACACCAGTTACCTACATTAATCCATTCATGTTCTTTAACAGATATAGTTACTGATGGTTTATGTTCACACCAATGTTGTGCATAACATTTCCATATCTCTAACTGTTCAATAGCAGTCATAGTGTACCTAAAGATAGCACTAGGGTCTGCTTTCATAGGAAAAGAAAAGACAGAGTTATTAGGTTGCATCACATCATCCTCACAAGGTATGCCTTGGTCTGCCATAAACTGTGTTAATGGGTCTTTCTTATCTCCTCTTACTGTTCTAATATAATATGGATTGTGTCTAGCATGGATACCACTAGCACTATCAACTAATTGACTAACTGTTCCTGAAGGTTTAACACATGTAATAGCTGTTGATTGTGGTATACCTAACTTCTTTGACCACTCTTCATTAGTTAGTACAGCTTTGTGTCTCATCTTTGCTAACACATCTGGTAACTGAGTTCTCATTCTAGATAGTAAACTATTATCCATAATACCTGTAAGAGATACACCTAATAATCTTTCTTCTTCTGTATTATTTTGCCATCTTTTTCTAAGATAACCAAAGTCTGTAAGTGTAGCTTGTATTGTACCTAATATCGTAGCTACTTCTATCTTATCGTGTAATGTTTCTTCTGTATCTGTAGGTCTTACAACTACCTCTGTAAGATTACAAAACTGATTAGGTCTTAATATAATCTCACTACAAGGATTAGTTCCAAAGTCCCAATCAGCATTACGTCTACCATTCTCTCTAGCTTTGTCTTGAGCAGACTTTCTATTAAAGATACCACGTTCACCAGATTTACTTTCATATAATGCTAACCATTCTTTCATAAAGATACCTGCATCTGGTTTCTCGGTATATGCTACAGAGTTATTAGCTAATGCTCTTTCTGGATTTGTTTCCCACCATGCACCAGACTTAGCAACTCTTAATCTCTGGTCTGATAAATTAGACAGAGATATAAGAGCTGACCTACGAACACCTCCAACCACCACAACTTCACCTGTTTTACAAACTATATCGTGAGCTTCCATTGAAGATAATTTTCTACCTCTAGCACCTTTAAATTTTTCAACGGTAAAATCAAATAAATTAATTAACGGTTGAGGACCACTAGCTCGACCACCAAAAGTTTTTAATCTTGCTCCTGCAGGTCTTATTTTAGTCATATTTAATTTTGGTATTCTATTGGTATATAAAAAAGATACTAAATCTTTAAATCCTCTTGCCCATCCTTCTTTAGAATCACTAACTGAAACAACATCATCTGTTTTTTCAAACTCTCTATCTGGTATCGTAGGAAGATTATCTACGTACTGTCTTTCCACAGAGAACCCTACACCTGTACCATTCATTAAAATATATAACACTTCATCAAATGCTTTTGGATTATCAATAGGTATATAAGAACAATTATATCCTGCTATGTTCTCTCTTTCTAATGCAGGTCCTGCTGTCATTAATGCTCTCATCGAAGGCATAACAGAAAGATTAATAATATAATCTTCTATCTTTCTCCATATCTCACTATCTATTTCTACATTTAAATTTTTCTTTAAATGTATCTGCATAAAATTACTAAATCTAGATACTGTCTCAATCCATGTTTCTCTTCTACGTTCATCAGACATCCAACGTGCATATCTAGATGTATGAATAAAAGTTTGATACTCAGTAGGTAAATAATTATTCATTATGTCCATGCTCCTTTATGTGTTCAATTAGTAATTCTAAACAATGCTTTGCTTTTTCATAATCTTCTATACCATTTTTATATCGAGCTCTTGTAGTATACTTAATAACATTACCTTCTAAAAATGTAAGATTGTTTGACGTAATAAATTCGACAGGTTGAATCTTAAAATTTTTATAATGATTACCACCTACTTGTTTC